CTTATATTTTCTTGATCTGAAAATCTTATAAACAACTTGTCCTGTGTTCCAGGAGATCCTATTGTTGTCTCGGTTCCTAACATTATTAAATGTCTATCTCTATCAGACACTAAAGACATAACTGATGCAGTTGGTGCATTTGAGATTACTGTGGCTCTTGTGTTTAGAGCATTTGAATTAGAGTTAATAGGATTCCAAGAAAAAGACTGACCATTTTTAATTGTAGCAATAAGCTGTTGCCCAAAGTTATCTAAAGACCAAGATGCAGGATCAACTGTTAATGTTTGAGACAATGATTCAATACCCCATCCTGTAAATACTTCAACACCTGCACCACTCGAATGTGCGGATCTTGTCCCTGCTGCAGCTCTTGTTATACCAGTAAGATCATTAGAAGAAATACCTGTGTATGAAATAAATTCTGCTCCAACTTTTATTGTCCCTGTCGATGGAAATCCTGAAGTAGATGCAAGTGAGATGGAAGTCCCAACTCCACCTGTTCCAGCAGTATCATCTAGTAATGCTCCATTCAATGTGCTAAACACTTGTTGGCCACCACCCCATAATCCTGTACCCCAACCAAATCCAAATGTAGAACCTAAAGCACCTGGTTTTATATAAGGGGTAACTGTTGCAGATCCTGATCCGTTGACCGTTGTCCCTGCTGCGCTTGCCATAGTAATTGTAAAGGTATCACTTCCTGGCACAGTAACCACTTGAAAAGGATTTGTTGTAAAATCAGATGCAACATATCCTGCTCCTGTTGGTGGTGTTACAGAACTAAATAAAAATATATCACCAGGCTCTAAACCATGAGCTGCTTTATTAACAGTGACAGTGGCTGATGTGTTTACTGTATCAAAAGTGCAACTGGTTAAAGCTGTCCCCAAAGGTGTTATGTCAAAGAAAGCACCCTCATAATAAATCACTAATACTTTATTAGTTCCTATAGCAGCATATTTTCTACCATCTAAATCAGCCCATACAAACTGTTCTCTTGCTGCACCAATTAATGTGCTCTCTAAAATTTGTTCCCATCCCCCTATTTTTTCAGGTAATCCATACCTAAATCTTACAAAGTCACCATCAGTCCATTGACCTTCTGCACCGGTTTGTGACACTTGTTTATTAAATCCAGGGGCTATATCTACTTTTGTTAATGGCATTCTTAATTATACCTTATTTAGTTAGCTTGTGGAAGATAGTCTATTTCAATAAAAAACATAGGTAAATCATTTGTAGATGTATATATTTGAAACGGCTCTCTTTTTTTCATTAAAAAAGCCCTATTCTCAATTGCCTCATACTTTTGTTCGAGTCTTTTAATATGTCCGTTACTACTATTCAAAAATAAAATTAATTTTTCTTCTTTACTATTTTCTTTTAATGGAAACTTATGCACTAAAAGTTCATGTTCTTTTGTTTTAGGTAACATATGCAACTGACTTAAAAAAACTCTTTCTGCTTTTAGTTTTTTAATTATTGGTTGAATGATAGGATAAAAGAAATCTGATGTAACTTCTATTTTTCCTTCAAGATTTATTACAACATTGTGTGTAAGTTGATATGGTTTAATATTTATTATGTACCAAGGAAAAAATTCAGATAAAGAAATTGTTTTTATTTTATGTAAAATATCGTTGTCTAAAAAATTGTTTACTACATTAAACATCTTTTGGTTTTTTTCCATCTATAACAACGTCTTCATCTGTCTGTAAGATTTTAACTTCATCTGTAAAATTTGTTTGCCACTCAACAATAATTTTCATTAAAATATTACCAAAATGCCTTAATCCCTCATCTGATAAATGCAACTTTTTGTTTTCTGTAATTATTTTTATTTCCTCTTCTGTAAAACATATATCACAAGAACCATCTTTCTTTTGTATAAATTTCATTTTTTATCCCTCCCCCAGTAATGTCTTTTATCCATGTAGTAATCTTTGTTAGGACCATTTTTATCTACATAATGTAAAAAAGTTTGAGCATGCCAATCTCCTTTAAAAGAATCTCTCCAATGCTCTAACTCACATCCTAAATATATAACAGCATCACCTGGCTTTGTCTCTACAGGATTTCCATCTATGTATATAGGCCATGGAGTTTTGTCACTATCTATGTGAACAGTCACACTTATTTCACAAGAAGGTCTGTCAGTGTGCTTTTCAAGCACAGCATTTTTTGTGTACATTCTCCAAAAAGCATAGGTTGGTAATAATTCAAGTCCCGTTTCTTTTTCCATCAAATATTTTTTTTGAAGCATAATAGTTTCCATTGCAGTATCTCCATAAAATTTTGTATCTCCATTGTTACTTTGAAATAAATCAAAATTACTTGAATTGTTTCTATGTTTAATTTCACAATAAGAACTTAAAAAATTAACTTCTTCTTGAGTCAAAAAATTTTCTATTTTCTTAAAATTAAAATCTTTTCTTATAGTGCCCATGATACAACTGAATACCTTTCTCCCTCTGTAACAGGTTTTACCATGTGTGGAAACAAAAAATTGCTTGGCCAAATTATAAGTCTATTAGATATTTTTTCTATTTCTATGAAATATTCACCTTTTGGTGTTCTAAAACAAAGCTCTCCACCTCCGTAATTATCATTAACAAAATAAATTGCAGATAATGTTCTTGGTGTGTTTGGACCGTGATCTGTGTGAAATCTATAATGACCTCCTACAGAATATTTTAAAACATCAATACTTTGAATTTTTAAATCGTTATCTTTTTGTGTTACATCATTCAGATATTTATTAAATTTTTCTTCGAACATATTACAAAATAAATTACACCAATGAATTGTAGTTCTGCTCTCTGTATTTATATTTGTAAGAGGCCATATTTTAGTATCTCTAATTTCTTTATTTAAAGCTCCACTTGATTTATTATCAGATGCTAAAGTTCCATCTTGATCAAATTTATGTTCTTTGCATATTTCAAAAAAAGATTTTGAAAATTTTAAAGGTATTGGATTGTCAAATATTCTTATGTAAGTATTTAACAATCTACTATCTGATTCTTTTATTTCCATGATTTTTTATTCCACCATTTCTCTTTATAAACATTTATAATTTTAAACTGATAACCAAATTGTTTTGAATTATCTTCGTCTCTTGAACTTGATTCAATTTTCATTTTCCAACTCTCTCTTTTAAATGGTATTACTTGCACATAAGGTGTACCCATTTTAACAATTGTATCTAAAACTGGATATTTATCACCATTAATAATAATAGGAAAATTTACTTTAAGTGGAAATGTATCTGTATCAACAATGCCAGGAATAATTGAAAATTTATCATCAGTATTATTTAATGGAGGAACAAATAAACACGAATAACCTGGAGGTGTTTCTATTTTCCATGGGTTAAGAATTTTTAAAAATGGTAAATCTTTATTTTTATTTGTGTGAGGACACTCTTTACCAACTTGATGAATTGGATGACTATCTGGTTTTGAATTTAAATTAGCAAAATAACTATAAGGATGATCTATAAGTGTGGTGATTGAATTAAATCTATTATTATCGTCTTGACAGTTAAATTGTATTCTAAAATCTATAGGTGTTTTTAAAATGTACCCAGTTGTTAAAGTATCTAAAAAAGGCATACATCCTTTAATTGTTTTTAAATCAATATTATGTTTAATTTTTTTATACCAGTCTGGTATATTTAATTTTATTGGTTCAGGTAAGAATGGTTTATGTTCTAAATAATCTTCAGCTGCCTTAAATTTCACTATTTTTTCAAACATTGAAATTTAATATATATTGTAAATTATACTTGTAAAGGACTTATAACTGTTTGTGATTGTGATTCCACGTAATCATAAAAAGATTGACTCATAGGATATGTTAAAGACGCTGTGTCTATACCTTTTAAAAATGCAATATAATTATGAATATCATCGATCATTGGATGATTTTCATGATCAACAATAAAGTATTCAAATTCCTTAACAACTTCATTTATTTTTTGTTTCATATCTTCTTCTGAAACTGGATGATAAATATCTTCAAAGTCAGTTACTGAATAAGAACCGCTTGAACCTGTAATATAAGCCTCTTCTTTTTTTAATTTATTAAATTGTGCATCAGATATATTAATCACTGTATAATCAGATTCATTTAAATTTAGATTTGTTTTTGCTGCATCATCGGATGCTATTTTGTAAAGTTGATCGTTATTTATTATTGCATATGCCATGATTAACCCTCGTTAGATAAAAAATAGATTGCGCCAGGAGTTCCTGGATTAGATGGCTGTCCTGCACTTCCGCCAGATCCAACTCCACCCGTGTTGACTGTATTTGCAAAGTAAGCTCTTCTAGAAAAATTATTTATGGTTGCTGATGGACTCGCGTTTCCAGAACTACCAGTGTTTCCCGGTTGTGGATTAGCTCCATTGCCTCCGCCACCTCCATTAACAGTCATTAAGTTTGTGATGTTTGTGTTTCCACCAGAGTTTCCTGGATTTCCATTAGTGTTTACAGGTGAGCTTCCAGCATTTCCATGACCGCCTATTGAGTAAGGGTAAGTAGTTCCTCCTGTAGTGTTTCCTGTCCAAAAACCAAAAGCACCTGATCCCCCAGTTCCTCCATTGTGTCCTCCAGGTCTATTTCCTCCAGGGCCTCCGCCACCCGCAGAAACAAACGCTTGGTATTTTGAAGCATTGTTTGCAACTGTGATTGATCCTGAAGATGGACCAGTAGCAGCTAAGAGTGCAGTGTATCCTGCTCCTGCAGTTCCTGAAGATGCTGCAGTTAATCTTCCTTGAGCATCAACTGTGATAGAAGCAGTAGTGTATGATCCAGCAGTCACAGCAGTGTTTGCTAATTGATCTGCACCAACAGCGTCATCTGCAATCATTGCAGATTGAACTTGAACTTCTCCAACTTCACCAGCTGATACTGCTCCAATAACTCTGTTTGCAGTTGAAGTGTCTTGAATTTTTGCATAAGTAACTTGATCGTTACCAATTTTGTCTGTAGTCACGGCTCCATCTGCGATTTGTGCCGCAGCAACTGTACCACCTAAAGTGTCTAAAGATACTTCATTTAAGTTAGTTCCATCAGAATAAGCTGCATAAATTTTTGCAGCGTCAGGAGAAAATCCTGTTCCTGATGCAGTTTTTATTGTTAGGTTTGATGGATTTGTTAATCCTGTACAATCAAATATGTAAAATTTTTCTATTGAATCTGGTATAGTACAAACTGTGCTCGCAGCAATCGTTGCAGTAGCAAATTTAATAACTAAGTTTCTAGCATTTGATAAAGCACCATCTGACATTACAAGTGCTAAGGTTCCTCCAGATGACAGAGTTACTTGTTCAAATCCAGCAATTGCTTGTTGTACTAAGTTTAAATTTGTGTTTGTTTTATCACCCCATGTACCAGCGTTTTCACCGGTTACCATTAGCTCTAGTTTTAGGTCACTTGAATAACTTGATGCCATAAAAAATTCTCCTTAATAATTTTTATTTTACATGAATCACGCAGCTAAATCAACTACTGTCCACGTATTAGATACTCCTAAGTCTATTTCAGACCACGCAGTAATATTAACGCTACCTACAGAAGAAGTCAATGACTGCCCTGTAGGAGTCACTAATCCATCCCCTGTAATACCTTCTTCTCCTAAAGATGATGTTATTGAAAGCCCTGATACTCCTATAATTTGACCAGGTATTTCTGCATGTTGGCCAAGTGTCATTGTAGCAGAAATTCCAGTTACTGACTCATTAGTGCTTTGAATTAAAGTAATATTTCCTTGTGTTAAAGATGCCTGACTTCCTGTAACAGGGACTGGAGTTTTTAAACCACCTACAGTAGTTCCTTGCGATGATGCTAATGATATTCCAGAAACAGATACGTTAGCATCTCCTGATAGAGTAGATGAACCTATTGTAAAATCTAATTGATCTTCTGAAGCAAGTACAAATATATCTTGATCTATTTGAATAGAGAAAGATGGACTTGCAAAAGTGCTTGTTAATTCTCCAGCACTTGTTACTGAAACATTTACATCAGTGAAAGCTGTTTCATTTCCAATAGAAGAAGTTAACGATTGTCCAGAAACTAAAACAGAGAAGTTGTCACCCCAAGCAAACTCACCCCATTCACCTCTACCCCAACCCTCTCCTGTTAAAGTAGTTTCATCTACCGTTGCAGTTCCGATAGATGAGGTCATTGAAATTCCAGATATGATAGCTCCAATACCAACAACTGTTTGACCAACAGCCATTGATTCTAAACTTCCTGTAACTGAAACTAATGCTGAAGTTCCCCCTACAGCATCACCAATTGTAGATGTAAATTGAATTCCTGAAGGTTCAACAAGCGCATCTCCACTAACTGATTGTAAAGACCCTATTGAAAAGGTTGCTTGAATTCCTGTAATAGTTGGTTGTGATCCTGAAAGATCACCCCATTCGTTCTCACCCCAAGTGTCACCACCCCAACCTATTTCAACAATAGCTTCAGCAGTAACACTGCCAATGCTGTAGGTTGCACTTAAACTAGATAAAGATACATCGACATCACCTTGTGCTGCCCATTGACCTTGTCCCCAACTTAGTGCACCCCACGCATTTGACATTCATTCTTATCCTTATGCTAATCTCAAGATCGCAGCAGATGTTGTGAAAGCAGGGAACTGAATTGTAAACGTTCCTGCAGTCGCAGTTTTGTCTCCACCGAAATCTAATACAGCAACAGCATCAGTAGTATTCGATCCACCGTCAGTTGTTGTATTGTAGATTAATGCTCCTCTTGCAGTAAGAGTTACGTTTTGAAAAGATAAATCAGCAAAATCAGTAATAGCTACTGAAGATGAAACTTTTACACCTTGGTTAACAAGAGTTCCTCCACCAGCTGAATAGTTTGGTGAGGACACTTCGTTAGATGTAGAATAGTTTGTAGTTGATTTACCTAAAGTTGCAGAACTTGTATACATCGCTAACTTATATGTGTCAGATGATGAATCAAAGTCATGCTTTCCTTGTAGTAATTCTTTTTTAAAAGAATCACATATTGCATTTGTTGTTATTGCCATAATGGCCTCCTTATTAATTTGTGTTTGGAGTAGGGCTAGGAATTTTTATTCTTGGAACTCCATCGTCATACTCAGCTCGTCTTCTTCTACCCATTTGTTGTAGGGCAAAATTCTGTACTTCTTCATTGTACTTGGTTTCATAGAGCTTGTACATATCCATGGGGCCTTTTAAAAATCTAAAACATTCTGTTAGCACACCGTGAAGTAACATAGACTCTTGATATTTGGCTAAATAGGTTTGGTTAGTAGAAGTAAATTCAGGTGGATCTTTAATGTAATTAATTTGCACTGTATCAGCAGCAGCTGGCGTAGGTGCTACTATTATATTAAACTCATCCCAATTTGCATAATATTTTGGTGTTCCTTGTGTTCCAGAACCATTAAATTCTGATATAAAACTTGTATCTCTTTTTTCTAAAAAGCTTCTTACACCTCCAGATGTAAGATGCTCAACAGATCTTAAAACCAAAACATCAGATGGCATAGACACAGCTCTATTTCCTGCCGTAAAAGTTGAATTTGCATATTTTCGTAAATCATCATAATCAACTTTACCTGCAACATCTAATTCAACGTTTCTTATAAATTCTTGTATTTGAGAATCTGATAATACATTACTACTTACCTCTGTATAGTTTCTTACTTGTGTTAAAAAATCTGAATGTGTAATAGCCATTATGAAATACTAACCTCCACTTGTCCTATATTTGAAAGAAGTTCTCTTCTTCTATTTTGTAAAGACGGATCTTCAGGTATCATACTATGAATAATTGAAGTAACTCCATTTCTTGTTATTTCAAAATCTTGTGTTTTAAATGCAAAGTCTCCAGGTAAAGATAGATTCGCTACACCAACAGATGCACCTCCAGAATCTGATATAGTAATGTCATTTGAAAATTTTACAGAAGGTTGTTGAAACTTCATATTTCTTGAATTTTGTAAAGCTATTGCATCAGCAGTTGTATGCTTTCTTCTAATTTGTGGATGTTTAGGTTCAAACTCTGAATAATGAACTAGAGAGCCATTCCATTCTTTAACCATTTCAGTGTATGGAAAAGCCATTCCCGATCTGTCGGATATGGATTGTGATCTTTTACCTGTTGCATATTTTGCCATATTAAATTCCTTGTGGGTAGAAAGACTGAGGAGTAATATAAGTAGAAGCTCTTTGACCATCTTCATCAAGTGCTCTTTTTAATTGATCCTCATAAATTAATTTATTTTGTTGAACCAGCTGTGGTGCATTTTTCATAGCTAAATAATATGCTAATCCTGAAACCATACATGGTAAAAATCTAAAAACAACATCAGCATCATTTGTGTAAATACCTGCGTCTTCAATTCTTTTTATAACGTAATATTTTAAAGTTGTGTAAGTATTTAAATCTGGTGCCTGGTATAGATATATTTTTGGTGTTGTTTCTCTTTCAACATAATATTGAGATGGTTGTCCTGTAGCTAATTTGTTTGGAAGTGCAGCATATGCAGATCTGTCAATTTTTGTCAAAGATACATCCTGCGTATTAGCATTGTTTGATGCAGCAGCAGTAGATGAAATAAACGCTTCTAATACATCACTTACTCCTGCACTTACACTGTATTCTGCTTGACCAGAAACTAACGAGTTTTCATGAAGAGCCACTTTCCACAAATGAATCCCTCTATTAGCCCATTCGGCAAACAATAAATTTAAACTAATTCTAGCTGATTTAAGACTGTGGCCACTAGTAGTAGTCAAACCACATCTTTCATAAGCTTCTTGAATTATTTCTTCTATAGAAAGATTAAAACTAGTAGTCCCTGAAGTTGCCATTATT